ATACATCATTCCTATAAGCAGGGTCTCTGTCATAACGAGGGTCAGACATAGCTTCTACAACTTCTGCCTGACTGCGGAATACATCAGCTGGTTGGAAGGGCGCACGACCAGTGACCATGTTCCCTTCAAATCCAACTGACTTCTCCATCTCAGCTTTAAGTCCAGATACTGCCAACCTGATAAGACGTGAGTTACCACTCTCGACAAGTTGGTCAAAGGCTTCAACATCAGACGGGTCTAGATTCTCTCCAGACCACGCCATCAATTGGTTATAACCTTCTTCACCACCAGCAGTATTCTTAATTTGATTTACTTCTGATTCAGATAAATCAGGTGAAGCTGCTGTTGGTAGATTGCCTTGCATCTCCATGTAAGCATTCACAAGATCTGTACTAGACATAGAGTTAAACTTTTCTAGTACCTCTGGTGTTAGTTCACCAGACTCTGCATACATAGTAGTTGCTTCAGTAATTAATGATTGAGCAGGTGATACCTCTGCTTCTTCTTCGTTTACTTCTTCGGAGGACGTTTCGTCCCGCACTTCTTCGCCATCGTTTTCACCTAGTTTCTTTTGTAGTTCAATGTAAGCTTGCTCTAATGCCTCAGCATCTTTAAACTTACCTGCCAGCATCTGTTGCTGATCTGCTTCAGCCTGTTCACCAATAGCTAGAGCTTCTTGCTCAGCTTCATTGAATTCAGGCTGATCAGCAGGAGTGGGATCATACGTCAGTGTAGCCATTAACAGTTTCTACTTTTAAGTTTCCAAGTCCAACCGAATTCACAATATTCTTAGGACGATTAGCACCAACCTTCGGTTTAGGTGCATACTTGTTTTCTACCGCATCTTCTACGGTCAGCTCTACCTTCTCGTTAGGTTGTTGTTTAACCTTCCGGGTTCGGGTCCGCTTCTTGGTTTCCTGTGAGTCCATTCATCATCTCCATAGCTTGTGGGTTCTTGGTGGGATCAGCCATCGGTGACGAAGCAAATTGACCAGCTTGTTTAATAAGTTCTTGCTGTGTCATCATTTGTTGTTGTTGCTGCGCTTGCCCTTGAATCTCTGACATACTCTTAACAAGGTTCAATACGTCGATACCTTGTGCAGTTGCGAGTCGCTTAATATATTCATCAGGATTGATGAACTTAGCGATTGATTCAGGACCCATTGTCTGAGCAATGGTTGTGATGAACTGGATCAGTGATTCCCTATCTTGACCACGACCAAGCGCGTTTACACCAGCTACGATCTGTGGACGGACAATACCTTTTGGTAGCTTCGGTAGTTGACCACTACGCTGTAGCACCATCAAGGTACGATCAAGATATGGTTTAAGGAACTCAACAGTCAACAGTGAGAACATCCCACCTAGTTGCTGTTCTAGTTCCAGTTGTGTCAGCCGTACTTCCTCTGCTGTAGTACGTTCTGATTGTCTGATGTTCAATACCATGAATGCATCAGAGATACGCTGACCTAATTGGTTAGCCATTTCATAGGCTGTTCTGAAGTCAGCTGTCTTTCCAACCTGTACAACTTGTACATCATCAGGTCTACCCTGAATGATTGCACCGTTACCAGCTTGAGCCAGAGTCTGCGGTTTAGTTGTACTTGATGGTGATACAAGGAAGACAACCTTAGCGGCTGCTGCAGAGCCTTCTATCAATGCCTGAGAGAGTGCTTCTAGTGACTTCAGATCACCAAGAAACTCTTCTACTCTTCCACGACCATAGGCTTCACCATCAAAAGTATTGAATCGAAGTACTAGCCAGGGTGAAGCATTCTTTGGTGCTGTGCTTTGACTATTAGGAAGACGCTTATCTTCTGCCTCCTGATACCAAGTCCAGCGACCGTTCTTCTTATCTAGCTTGACGTGGGTATACACCTCAACGTCATCATCGAATGTATTTGTACCAGTCCTACCGTTTAGACCACCACCTGCTGATACCTCATTAGGTTTCTTGTTTTCAGCTGGAGGCAGACCAAGCACACGACGACTGATTAGTTCCTTTGTGACAATTTCTATGACATTACCGTTGCCATCACGGTCCACTACATAGCGATTCAGTGGGTAGTTCTTAAGACCATCTTTACCCATAAAGATAAGAGAGTTACCACCTACAATGAGGTGCTTGATGGCTTGATGAACAACCACTCGATCATTAGATGCATTAATAGAATCCATCACCATCCTCTCCATCTTGGAGAATGACAGGTCAAGTTCACTTCTAATTTCTGGATCAAGATCTTCACCTAACTTGTCATCTCTGACTTGTAGTTTGAAGAAGCTTGTTTGTGGAGGTAGCAAAGCTAGCATCAATTTAGACGCTAACGTCACACATGCTTTTGCTCCTACACTTTGCCAAGGTGTTGTAAGAGGACGATGTGTTGTATTTTCATCGTCTCTTGAAATGAGGTATGGCAGCGTCAGTTGTGAGCAAGTGTAAGCAACGTCTAGGAACTGCTGACGTTCACTTTGTAGCTCATTGTATCTTTGCTGGCAGCTCATATGTTTAGCCCTCCTGCATTACCACCCATGTTTAAACTACTCTTCATTGAAGAAGAATTGACACGCTTACGTGAACTAGACACTGCTTTCTGACTACCAATACGTAGGTCAGGTGCTGCGCCTTCTGGCTGCAATTGCTTTGGTGCTAGTACTGGTGGCGGTGGTGGTGCCGGTGGAGCAACCTTAGGAAGTGGCGGTGGATCTGGTAGTTTTGGAGGCTTAGGTGCTTTAAAAAGACACATTGTTATTCTTCCATGCGTTGGATTAACCACTCAACAACATATCTTTGACCAGCTTGATACATGATCTTTTCTATGTTGTCGTGTGGCGTAGGTTGTACGGGTGGAAATGTTTCATTCATTTCTTGAATGATTGCGTTAGCTTGAAGACCTTTTGTCTCAAGAAAATTAAGCGTATTGTGGGAGGTTGACATTACTATGCTCAAAGAAAGCAGGCATACGAGCAGATTTAGTGGCTGCAAACTGTGGAGCTTTGCCCTGATACATCAGGTTGTCGCTGCTATCCAGCCAAAATTTTTTGTCCAAATATCTGACCTCTGAGTTTCTACCTAGTGGCTGCATGACCCAGTTAATAGTTGCCTTCCTGAGTTTATCCAAGGAAGCAGACGGTCTGAGTCCCAGTTCTGTACACACGAGAGAGTTGGCTGCAACATGAATTTGCTCATCTCTGGAGATGTCAGCGGAAACGGTACGCATTCCAGCATCACCATTCCACCGAAAAAAGGGGAGAAGTACGAAGAAAATCGCACGCTCGGCAACCATTGCTTTGAGCACAGTGTGATCTGGATGCGAAGTCCACGCTTCTTTAAGTTTAAGTGCTTCAGCTTCCGCCTTAGGATCAGTACCGTAAGCATCGGCGATGTAACCGAGAGCCAAGTCATGGTTCTTTTCATCGGTGACGTTGCTAAGCAATAGGTCGCGTGCCACAGACGGCACTTCAGTAGCCAGGGCATCAGTTATAAAATCTCCCACAGGTAGTTCCATATGTCTCAAGGCAAGAGCACGGTGTATCGTCTCTTCTGCGCCTTCCCGGCATGTACCTGCAACAGGTTTGACCGGAGTCCATTTGCGCTTCCGCGCCATTAATTTGTCGTAAGGATTCATTGTTATTCTGCACAATCACATTGAGGTTCGTTTACTCCTTCAAATAGGTCAGCAAGATATTCATCAACATCTGCATCATCAAGAGCAGCATAAGCATCAGACTTATCTTGTACATCACCCATTACTTGAAGGCTGTAATAAAGAGAGGTTTGTGGAGACCGTAGCCACTCTTCGATAAAGTCCTCATTCATTGTGGCTAAATCTGACCACCAATTGTAAGAGTAACCGTGAAGAAGTCCACTGCTTCGGTATAGTTTCATAATACCGTCAGCGACAGCTTTATAATTATCCCATCCAACTTCGGATGCAATTTCTACTTCGCCATAATCATATGTTTGGACACCAAAGGTTCCACTATCTCGGTCAACAGTCCGTGCAATGGGTGGTGCAATCTCAGGTGTACATGTAAACCCATCAGTGTCCTGTGAGCGGTAGCTACAAGACGCTGTGGGAGCGATTGCAAAGGCTCTAACCATGTTGTATTGACGCGCTATTTTAGACGCTTCCTTGATGCCCTGAGCGATGCGTGATACTAACTCGTATGCGACAGTTGCTCTTGCATCTCCTTTGTCATAGTGTTCGAGCGCACGTCCAAACTGCTCGTAACTAACGTTGTATCTCCGCAAGAGATTTGCGAGACCCAATACTCCAAGTCCAACCTGTCGATCAGTGGTAGAAGATAGGTACTCTCCTGTCTCTCCCACACCCGTCCTTGAATGTAGCTCACAAAGTTCTTGCATCCCGACAACGTAAGCTTTTGGGATGTCTTCATATGTACAGGCTCCAAGGTTGAGGTGCTGTAGCAGACAGGTTCCTCGGCTGGGCAAGTACACTTCAAGACAAACGTTTCCACGTATTCTTTTTGATCCTTCATACTTAACTTTGTTTAGCCAGATGTCACCAGCCTTGATTCCTCCTAATAGATATTGTTTAGTTAGTGGATCCATATCGTTCCACCACTCATCAGTGATGTTTACACATCGCTTTACCCATGGCAGTTNTTCTCGTGGTGTTCTAATGAACTCTTCAATGTCAGGATGAGACGCATCTAGATGAAGTACGCAAGCACCATTTTTGTACTTGCCACCTCGCCTTAGAGTTTCGTTGAGCGTGCTATAAATTCGTCCAAACGATACAGGACCTGAAGCAACGAGTCCTTTGCCATTATCGCTTCCTCTCGGTCGTAGTTTTGAAAGGTGGATCGCGACTCCAGCGCCCAGACGTAGTGCATGAGAGGAGAAACGCCATGATGCTTCGATTCCATTAGGACCCTCCATTGAGTCTTCAACAACAAATACTGTGCAGGACACTGGCAAGCGTCCTTCGGGATCATCGATCCAAGATTGCACCCGTCCGGTGCGTGAGATTAGATTAGGCATTGACTAGATCTTTCAAATTAGGTGGTTGATAGTTAGGTCCTTTCAAGACCTTGCCGTCAGCTCGACGGATAGGTTTACCATCTAATCCAAGCTTCGACATATTTGATTTGTGAACACGGTCTAGTGCTTCNTCNAGNTCCCANTCCATGTTNTCNGCATACTGGAAGCAGACATAAACAAGGTCTGCTAACTCTTTTAATTCATTATCGTATGGTTCATTATTGACAGCTGATCGGAACTCTTCAAATTCCTCAGCGATCAAACCCAGTTGCATAGTCCGGTTCTCCACGCTGTTCTGGATTCCATACGACGCTCGGAAGGCTATCGCTTGATCGCTTAGGCTCTGAGAAACGCAATGCTGATTCAATGTGTTCGAGTTCATTTTCAAGATAGTGGATAGCCTTTTTGATGTCCTCCGCTTTCGTCGCAGGACTCTTGTAACCGGCTCTGCAAATATATTTAATAGCATTACCAAGGTGGTAGTTAAGCTCTTGATCTCGGATGAAATCCCAGACCTCAATAGAACCACGGGTGTAGTGTGTGGGTGATTTGTTTACCATTGAGATAGTAAGTTTTTAACGTTGTTTCCTAAGACAAAACACTGACGTTGTAGTGCTAGCAGGATGATGATTAGATCCTCTCTACTAGCTTTCTCTACACCATCTTCAATCTGTCTCATCTTGAACTCTTGTTCCATCGTCATCTCCGTCACTGGAAATGGTGGGGCTGAAGAGGATCGGTCCGTTGTCATAATCGTTAGAGGTAAGAATCTTTGCTAGACGTGCGTTTCGCAAAGCATCTTGCTCTGTTAGACCTTTTTGCTTAAACGCTTTGACAACACTATTCCAAGTGTATCCGTAATCGGCAAAAAATTTTTGGCTTGTTTTTATGCCGTATCCAGGTGCTCCTGAATAACCGTCGGTACTGTCTCCTGCCAAAGTCTGGATTAGGAACCATTCCCATCCTTCCTGTTCGGTGATGGTGAATGTCTCAGTTAGGTTATACAAAGTACCCGGTATTTGTTTCATATCCTTATCAGGTGATACCACAATACAGTCATCATTCGATGTTGCATAAATACCCATAGCATCATCTGCTTCTAAGGTAGGCATCCTGATTAGTGGATAGTTTTCAGCAAGCTTGTTTATTACTCGCTTATAGCCACAAGGCTTCTTCCTGTTGCGATGACCCTTATAGTCAGGATCCACAGTCTTACGGAAGTTGATAGAGTCACTAAAGAATAGGATTAGTTCCCCCTCAAAGTATTGGTTCTTGATCTTGTTCAAATCACGAATGACATTGCCATAGGCTTCCTTGAAGGAGCTACCAACAACAATCACATCATCACCGTAATCGATATCGTATTCAGCTGCTGCACAGCACTTGTAGACTATGTAATCAGCATCTATCAGTAGTTTCATGTGGGTGTTTAATGGGTATTGCTCCAGTTATCTCCTTCGACTGCTTCGGCTTCGATTTTGATTCTGAGTTTGTAATATTCTCCAGCCGCGAGAGCTGAATATACCAGGGATGTTGATAGTTCTGATACATGTTCTCTAGAACACTCGAACTGTAATTCGTCATGGACAAAAGCTAATTGTGATGCACATAGCTGTGCTTGTTTAATAGTATCTTGGTTAATAACCATCCACCGCTTAGCGATCGTTGCGGCTCCGCTCTGCAAGCAAAAATTCAATGCTTTGTGAGGTGAATCAACCGCAATTTTTCTTCCATCGAGAGATCGAATAAAGCCTTTTTCCGCAGCTTTCTTAATTGCTTCCAAGAGTTCACCGAGTCCTTCAATAGCTTCCACATACGCAGATCTAATCTCTTTACCTTTGCGTTTAGCGGCTGATGATGATAGTTGTTGGTCATAAGAATGTCCTATTTTTTCATCACCAGCTCCATACAACATTGCGTAGGTGACCGTCTTCACTGCACGCCTGGAGATTCCAATCTTGTCCGCATTGACTTGGTGGATGTCATCCTCAAGTAATAGCTTTGCGTATCTTCCTTCGTCATAACGAGCAAGGTAATGAGCGAGCATACGAAGCTCAATCCCAGACAAGTCAGCGCCGACCATAGTGAGACCTTCGCTCGGAATGAAGAGTCGTCTAAATCTTTCATCACTATTTACTTGGGCTAAATTTGGATTTCTGTGAGCACAACGGTGCGTATTAGTTGCAACTGAACAATGGTGATGTATTCGTCCATTAGTCGTACATAGCTTCAGCCAAGCGTTCATGCCTTCCGAGATCTGACCAAGCATTTTCGTTACCGTCAAACATCTCAGAAACATCATAGAAATCTCTGACCCTATCTCTTTCAGAATCACTTCGTCGATGATAGGTTTCCCAGTAGTTGTCATCTGGCTTGGAGTCCAGCCATAGTATGTTTGCAAGATCCATGCGATGTGGTCCCTTGATGTTGGATTAAATTCTTTTAGTCGAGTAATGGGTGCACCCTTGACATATCCCTGTGTGCGGTTATCTCGTTTCGGAGTGAATTCTCCTCCTCGTACGTAAGGATGCCTATTTCGTAATACTTCATGAGTATCTTGAAGTTCTTGTCTGAGAGTCGATGCAAGTTTCCATGCAGCAGCTTCGTCAAATCGCCAGCCATGTATCTCCTGTTGAGTAAGTATTTCCTGAACTCGGTGCTCTAACGAGATCCATTCAGGTATGGTGTGAAGTGTTTCCAAAGTTTGGTGGTGACGTGTACATCTTGTATGCAGTAATCTTCCATTTCTTGTGACCAATCTTTCCAATCAGTATTGGCGCAGAACGAACCTTTAAATTCACCTAATCGATAACCGTAGGACTCAAGAGAATGTCTGCCGTATAGCTTTAACGGCATATGCTTCCAATTATGCTTCTTATCTACTTTGATCATGTCTGGGTGGTATAACCTAGAAAGCAGAAGAGTATCAATGGAGCAACCAGGAGAGTTAAACCAGCCGTATAGTTTCCTAATAACAGGCAGATCGTAACCAAGGATATTGTGACCAATAATGAGATCAGCGTCTTGGAGTCGTTGTATCCCACGTACGATAGGTTCTTGGTTACCCGCATCGTTATACGTGATAGTTTTTTCTGTAGTGAGGTCATGAATAGCAAGGCAGTGGATGGTAGAAACATCTTTTAGAAATCCATTAGTTTCAATGTCAAAAACTAAACTCATCTGCCAGTCCATACATAGGTCTTATCAACGAACTGTGCTCGTTTGATAGCCTCCGGTGTAGGTGGGTTAGGTTTATTTAATTCGGGTAATTCAGGTACTTGTACACGAAAAGCTAGACCTTCTTCTTCGAAGTGTTTGTTCATTTCTTTGTATTCAGAAATCAGTTGACGGGTTAAATTCCTCTTCGGGTTCTGTTTCATTAAACTTACAAGTTTCTAAATCATACGTTAGTGTACAAGCTATGCCGCATTCGCCTGAATAACGATTTTTAAGCACTCTAACTGTCGTAGAACTTCCATCTTTGTCGGATTGTTGATCTCTCTCCAGTCCAATAACGCTATCGCTGAGTTGAGCGATTGCAGCAGATCCGCGCAATTGTCCAAGCGTGACTCTTGCTCCTTCTTCATGATTTTTATCGCCTCCAGAGCGACGTAAGTGTGATACCAGAAATAAAGCTATTCCAGTACGTTCAACTAATGACCTTAATTTAGTCATAGTTGAGTCGATCATTCGTCGCTCGTCACCGTCAAGCCCGGATAACAAGATGGACAAATGGTCGAGAAATATGACTCGACAATCGAGACCCTGAGCAAGATACTCAATGCGACTATAGATAACATCAGGATCATAGGAGCCGAAACCATCAAAAAGATAGAGGTTCCAATCAACCATCGTCTGATCGAACGCTTCCGTGAGTTCTTCATGTGTAGGTTCTCCAAGATGTAGTGATTTACCTACAGCAGATGACATCAGACCTAAAGCGGTCCTCCTATTGGACTCCTCAAGAGCCAGGTAACCAACTCGTTCTCCTCTTTTAAGTAGAGAAGTTGCAAGCTCACGACAGAAGCTGGACTTTCCAATACCAGATCCTGCAGTGATTGTAACAAGCTCTCCATACCTGATCCCGTGTGTAAGTCTTTGTAGACCGTCGAATGGATAGTCATGATCGTTTGGTGGGTTAGGTGTAGTGATCTCTTCTAAGAGATTCTTTCCTTCAATGATTCCATCTGGTCTATATGGTTTCTTAGACCAGAATGCTTCATCAATAGCTGCTCTATCATTAGCTTGAACAGCGTCTGAGATGTCCTTGTATGCCGCTAATCGCGCGATGGAAACCTTACCAGGTGGTAAGACACCAGCTGCTGCTTTAGCCGCCTCAGAGCCCGGCTTATCATTATCAAACCAAAGGATAATACTGTCGTAACCTTGGAGAAATTCATAGTTCTTTTGAACTGCTTTCTTGGCACCGGCTGCTCCAGTTGGTAACGAGACCACATCCCATGTGGGATATAGTTCGGCATAGCTTGCAGCATCAAGCTCGCCTTCAGTGATGATAATTTGTTTACCGTGCCCTTTCCATAAGTGTTGTCCGAAGAATGATCCATCTGTATCTCCTTCGTAGGAAAAGATCTTATTGGTAGTTCTAACTTTGGCACCAATTACCTGACCATCAGAGTTGTGGTAATGGAACCTAAGAGTATTGCCATCCTTGTATATCTTGAACCGTTCGCAAGTCTTTTCGGAGATCTTACGTTTAGGTAGATAGACAGCTTCACCCTTGTAGTGGGTGGTCAT